GTGATATTTACCGCTCCGCTGATCCTTCGCCGCGCGCCAAGCGCAAAAACCGGCTTTTTCGCCGGCCTCGCGTCGACATACTCGGTCGATCGCCACGGCGAACGCGTCGCGCCCGGCGCGTTCAGCCGCACGCTCGCCGCGTTCAACGCCGGCACTCAGAGGATCGCGGTCCTGCATAACCACGATCCAGCGCAGCCGATCGGCGGCATCAAGTCGGCAGAGGAAACGGATGCGGGTTTGGCCGTCGAGGGTGAGATCGTGCTGGGCTCGCCGGTGGCCGACCGCGACCATCAAATGCTGCTCGCCGATGCGGCCGGGCTCAGCGTCGGATTCGCCGCCGCGGATGCTGACGTCGACGTCGACGAGAAAGGCATCAAGGTCTATCGCACTGTCGACCTCTTGGAAGTTTCGATTGTCGGTGTGCCGTCAAACAAGGAAAGTATTGTCCACACCGTCCGCGGGCTGGCGTCGAGCTCACCGGCGGAATTCGAGCGGCTGCTACGCGACGGCGCGTTACCCGCCATGCCGCGGCGGCTCGCGGCGAAGCTCACCCGCGCGTGCCTGGACGTGATCCACCAGGATACAGACCCCGAATACGACCCCGCCGAGCTCGACGCGATCGCCGCCGCGCTCGAGCGGCTCAAACACTCATTCAAACCGTAAGGAATTTCCCATGGACTTGAGCACCGTTGTTCGCAGCATCGAAGATGTTGCCGCCCTTTCGAAAGCCGCCGGCGCGGAAGTTTCCAAGCAGATCGCCGATATTTTGCAGCACACCACGAAGTCCGATGCCCGCCTGTTGGACCTGGAGCAGCGGGTGCTGACGCGAGGCGTTGGCGGCGCGGCCGGCGGCGGTGGCGCGCTGAATTTGGGTCAACTCATCGCGGGAGACGCAAAGTTGGCCGCGATGCGCACCGGCGGCTCTGAGAAGGTCACGATTCCGCTCAATCAGTCGCTTCGAATGATCACGCGAAGTGTGCTCGGCAACGCCGGCAGCACCGGCGCCACGCCCGCGTTTGAGTATGCGACGCTGCCCGAGATGGTGCCTGGTGGCCCGCGGGGCTTTCGCGGCCGACGCCTGGCCGTTTTGGAAGCGCTCCCCCATATGACGGTGAACAGCGCGGAGTCGGCCGTGCCGACTTTGACGGGATTTACCGATGTCGCGGGGTTGCAGGTGCACGAAGGCGACGTCAAGCCGGAGTCGACGTTCAACTTTGCCAACAACATTCTGCGCCACGCCACGATCGCGACCTTCTGCAGCATCAGCCGGCAACTGCTGAGCGACGCGCCGCTGTTGGAAGAATTCCTCAATACCATCGCGCTGTACTTCGTCATGCGCAAGCTCGAGAACTTGATTGTGTCGGGCAATGGCTCAACCGATCAGATCCTCGGACTGACCAATGCCGGAGCAGTGTATGCCCCGCTCACGGTGCCGCCGCATGCGGTCGACCTAATCGCGGACAGCATCGTGGCGTTGCAGTCGCTCGGCTTCACGCCTGATCTAGTCATTCTGTCCCCGACCGATTATTTCGCCATTCTGACTGCGAGAGACAGCAACAATCGCTTCATCGGACCGGGCTGGGCGGCACCACAACCCGGCGCGCTCTGGGGCGTCCATACGGTGGTGAGCGCGGCGCTGCCGACAGGCACCGGCGTTGTTCTAGATTCGTCGATGGTTTGCATCCTCGACCGAATGGAAGCGCAAGTGCTGATCGGATACCAGGGCACGCAATTCGTCCAAAATTTGGCCACGATCTTGGCCGAGGTCAGGGCCAATCTGGCCGTTTTCGATCAGCATGCCGTTAGCGTTCTGACATTGCCGTCGCTGCCGTAATTAGCGCATGCGCGGCCGGAAACCGACCCCGACCTGGTTAAAGGTCATTGCCTCGAACCCGGGAAAACGGCCCTTAAATCACGACGAGCCGCAGCCAGACGGCGACTTGAAAGAGCCGCCGCACTGGTTCAGCCCGCGTCAGCGCATTCTCTGGGATGGGTGCATCGCCGCGGCACCGGACGGGCTCTTGAAGCTGCTCGATAGCAGCGTGCTCGAGCTGTTCGTGGTCGCCAAGTCGCTGCATGAGGAAGCTGCGCTCAAAATCGCGGAGTACGGCGCGGTCGTGAAGCTGCCTGATACCGGCGGACACGCGCGCTCACCGTATGTCGGAATCCTCAATCAGCAGGCCGCTATGATGTTGCGATGCGCGGTTGAGCTCGGTTTCACGCCGTCAAGCAGGGTCCGCGTGAAGGTCGATAACAGCAAAAAAGGCCTCAATCCGTTCGACGATTTGAAAGAGCTCGCTGACGAGTAAAACCCCTTTTTCGAATTTCGCGGCGAAATGCCAGAAACGCGACTATAAACAAAGGCTGAAGGCACCGCTTCCACTTGGAAGGCTCGGGGACTTTTCAGCCCCCCTACCCATCAGCGCCGGCCGACGTGGCCCGCACCTACGCAAGCGAACGATTACTGTCGCGTCGATGTGTGATCGACCATGCCCGCGGCGGCGAATGCGAGCAGCAAGCGTGCGCCTAATGCGTCGGCCTGCTCGTCCGATAATGGACCTTCGATGTGCCAATGCGCGATCGTCGCGCCGCGCTTGGAACCGACGGCAACGACGCCGTTGTGCGTACATCGCTTGAGCACGCAATCGTTCGGCGGCCCGGCGTCGGCCAGTGCGTGTGCGACCACTTCGCAATCCGGGCAAAGTCTCGGCTGTGGCGCGTGTGTCATGTGATCACCTGTGTTTTCACGGTTTGATTTCTACGCGCTCGTCCTGGGCGATGCGTGCGCCGGGCACGTCCTGTCCGCGTTTCAGCGCATCGAGCAGCGCCTTTTTGTCAATCGACGGTGGTGGCGGCTCTGGCCACACTCGGAATTCGTCGGGAATCACGCGCTCATCGGCAATCTCTACACGAGGCGGGTTTTTCCTGAGGGATATCACGAAGTATGGACACGAAATTTTCGTGATCCCGATCGCAGACATGTGAATCCGCAGATACGCCTTGATCCCAGACGCGCGATTGTCCAGACGTTTCGCACGCTCTTGCATCGCCTTTGCCGCGGCGCGGATCGCGTCGGCGTCAGATTCCAAGTTGCAGATAACCGCCGCGACGGCTTGCGCTTTGTCCTCAAACTCGCCGACAAGTCCCTCGAGCGTGTCGGCGATCGTCTGGGCGTCGACGTCTCCTTCCTCGGCGAGCAGCTGCAGCTCGCGATGCTGGGCGGCGAGCTGGTACAGCGGCGCGGTCATGCCGAAACGCCGCTGAGCCGCGCCTTGGCGGCGTCCTTCGCTTGGGCAAGGGTTGCTAGCGCCTTCGTGTCGTGCGCCGCGTGTGCGGCCGTATAGGCTTTGGCGTGAACGTTCTTCAGATCGGTGAGCGTCGCCGCGGCCTCGATCGCGGCCAGGTGATCGAGCAGCACGCCTTCCGCGAGCGGCGGGTGCTCGAGCTCGGCCGGCGGGACGTGCGCGGAGTCGTACACCGTGCAATCGGGATCATGCGGTCCGCGTGGTGATCCGCAACTGCAGGCCTCGCTGCGCTTGGGCTCGGCGCGCGGAGTGATATCGCGCATTTCCGTGCCGTCGTGCAATTCGTCCGGTGTGTACACGCCGGTAATCACGGCCGGATACACCGAGCGGATGCCTTCGGACACTACGCGGCTTCTCAACATGGCCCGCGGATAGCGCTTCCAGTTGTCCTTGCCGACGAGCCCTGCGCGCTGCGCTTGCGCAATTGTCCATTCGATTCGCAGAGTGCCGCCGATCGGGTGCGAGAATGTCGCGCTTACGATCGCGTCGGTGAGCTCGTGCCACTCCACGCGCCCGCCGGCGGCCATGAACCGCGCCAGCATCGCATCGGCCTTGAGGGCTGGCCGGCCGTCCACGATGTTATAATCCCTGGCGGCGATCGCTGGGTGCAGCCCTTCCGCCTGGGCGAGCAGCATGAGCGATAGCGCCTGTTCCGTAGTCTTGACGCCGAATAGACCGGACTTCGCGATCGCGCCGGCCATGCGCTCGAGTTCGGCGTACGTGTGCGTCGGTTGCCGGATGGCAAGGGCAGTTTGAGGTTCGGCAGTGTGGTTCATAATTTCTCGCCATTGATAGATGGTTGACACCGGCGACAACGAAAGACGCCTCGGGGAAATGAAAACCAGCTCGTCGCGCAGGACATTTTTCCGCACAGCTCACACCTGGGATCGGCATCGGCGCCAAATCGCGCATTCAGCAACGGTCGAGCCTTCACCCACTCGCCGCCATGAACCAATTTCGAACGCCGGCTCACGTCTTGTCGAGGCTCTGGCGATGTGCAGGATGACGTCGCGCGGACTCATGCAGCAAATTAATTTCGCCTAGGTGCTTCGTGGCCCACTGCGCGCACTGCTCGCACAGACCATGCTCGGGGCGCGGTTCCGCGCACGGATACCCGCAATGCCGACAGCCATTTGGACGTTGCGCCATGCGTGGCTACACCGGCGTGCGCGGCCGGCGTGCGGTGGTTGCAATCATTGAAGCCTCTGCGAGTGATTGGCGTAGTAGTAGCTTTTGATGGTTTGTTCCCAGCCTTCTTTGCGCAGTGTCTCGGGCGTCGAGCGGATGATTTCGTCGACGCCGCGTGCGTTCTCAAGGCGAGACTCGACGAATCTTGCGAGCTGTTCGCGATCGGCGGCGCTCATGGCCGGCGGCGGCGGCTTTCCATCGCCTGGGCCATTGGCGAGCTCGAGGCCGGCCTCGATATGCTTCGCATCGCGCAGGAAAATTTCGATATCGTCGTAGCGCGTGCGTTTATCGTTCTGCCCGCAGTGGTGCGGCGAACGCTGGTAGCCGTCGATCGAGCGACAGAGTTCCGCCTCCGTGAATAACAATGCGAACGCCGCTGCGATCGTGCGCCGGCGCTTCGCGTCTATCTTCGCTCGAGGGCGGTTCCAAACGCTTTGCCAGTGTTTGAAAACCCGCTCAACCGCGGCCGAGTCCGGGCCTGGACGGACTGGGGCCCCACGTAGTGGGGAATCTTTCTTCTCTCCTCTCCTCTGGTGGCGTTACAGTGACATTCCCTGGAACGTTCTCTGGAACGTTGCCTAGAACGTTCGGTGGAACGTTCCCGCTGCCGTTTCCTGCGCCATTACTCGGCGGCGATGTATCGCCCTTCCTGTGCTTTTCTCGGTGCCGTCGCGTGCGGACCGTCGAGTGGTCTGTGCCGAGAAATTGGCGGCGAGCGTATGAAGGGCTGATCCATTTGGCGTTGATTAAACCGAGCGCCACGAATTGCTTCCGAGTGTCGCGCGCCTCGCGTTCCAAAATTCGCATGGTGAACGCGGCCGCCGTGTCATCGCACGGCACCAGCTTTCGATGATTCATGACCAGCACGCCCACGAAGCGCCAGCGCAGAGTTTCGGTCAGTCGCAGGAGTTTTGGGTCATCCGCGATTTCGTGGTAGAGCCGCAGCCACGGCGCGATGTAGCCGTCCGTCAGGGAGCTGTTCTTACTCACGCGACCGCGACCGGGCCACGCTCGGAGGCTGCCAGCGTGGTTTCGTACCAGCCCCAAGCTTTGCCACCACGGAACACATCTCGCTTAGGTAGCACGCCGGATTTTTCCCATCGCCAGCGGGTCGGAGCCGTGATGTTGTAGCGGCGTTCCACATCCATTGGGCGCAGAACATTCACCGTGGGCGCGGATACAGGCAGGGCTTTTCGCGGTTTCATGATTGCCTCGCATTGCATTGCGAACGGCAAAAACGTTACACCTATTGATTCGTCATTTGATGGTGGCGTTGTCCATGTCAGTACAAAGATGGCGGCCATTTCAGTACAAAGGTGGCGGCGGCGTTGTCCATGTCAGTACAAAGATGGCGGCCATTTCAGTACAAAGGTGGCGGCGGCTATTCCTTCAACATTTCTCTGAGCTGTCGAACCCATCTTCTTAGGGTAGTGTCCGGGATATCTTTGGCGACGTCTTTTTTTAGAATCACAGCAAGTCTATTGTCCGAAAGGCGTGAGTTAGACGTCCATTCCTGTATTGCCCTTTCTTCGATCGCGATCCGGATATCAGGTTTGGGTCGCTCCATGGAACGCAACTTTGCGTGCGCTTTCTTGAGACCCTCAGCCTGCTTCTCAAGGGTCTCGCGCAATTTCGGTTCCCTCACTGGGAGAGAAATATGGATGTTTGTAGGGATGCTTCTAATCACATTGGCCATCGATTTATTGAGTTCCTCATCGTGTAGCCGCTTGAATTCTTCGATCAGCGTAAGCCGCCGGCTACGGTCGTTCTCATCGCCGATTTCCTGAAGAACAATCTCGGACGTTCGCTCGATCACGACGCCACGCGTCCCTTCGATAGAGCGGCCAGGTGATCGGCCCATTGGGAAAGAGCGGCGCGTTTCTCATCCTGATAAGCGAACACGTCATAGACGGCAGCGATGCCCGGCTGCGCGTGATTGAGCACACGTTCCGCGATGTGCGGCTGGATTCTGAGGCGCGATAGCCCGGTGCGCACCGTGCGGCGCAAGTCGTGAAGGGTGAACGC